CTGAAGCTCAACGAAATCGCGGCGCTGTTCGATCACCTTTCGGCCGGGCGACCGCCGGCGATCACGCGCGAGCGCATCGGGGAATGCTTGGTGGAAAAGGGGCTCGCGAAAATCACGCCGATGCTGAAGCTGGTGCTCACGCAGATCCTGCAGGGACGGTGATCAGCTTTGGCCAAGGTGCCGCGCGCTTGTGTCATTTCGCGGCTACGCTGCTCGGCTGGCGGCCAGACGAGTTCTTTGATGCGACGCCGGCGGAGCTTGCCTTGGCGCTGCAGCCGGCAGGCGATGCTGCGGAGCCGCTCGATCGCGCGACGATCGATGAACTGAAGCGGCGCTTCCCCGATCAACTGAAAGTTTGAAGAGATGGACGAGACGATCGACCAGCTGGTGGTCAGCGTTCGTGCCGACACAGCCGGGTTCGCTCGGGACGTCGCGAGCATGCGCAGCGAGCTCGAGGGTCCCTTCGCTTCCGGCGCCAGCCGGGCCGGGCGAGCGATCGACACGGCGCTCGCGCGCGCGATCACGACCGGCAAGGTCGGCTTCGACGAGCTGAAGAAGGTCGCGCTGTCCGCGATGGAGCAGATTGCCCAGGCTTCGCTGCGCGGGCTGTTCAACTCGGCGGGAAGCGGCGGCCTGGGATCGGGTCTGATCAACGGCCTTAGCAGCGTCGTCGCTTCGCTGCTCGGCGCACCGGGCCGGGCAACTGGCGGGCCAGTGAGCGCAGGCCGCTCCTACGTGGTCGGTGAGCGCGGGCCCGAATTGTTCGTGCCTTCGGCAGCCGGGCGGATCGAGCATCTGGGCGGCAGCAGCCCGCGCGATGTGCGCGTCGGGATCACGATCCAGTCGCCGGCGGCGCAGGATCCACAAGTCTTGCGGCAGTCGAGCCGGCAAGTCGCGCGAGCAATCCGCTCGGCGCTGACGGAGCGCTAATGAACGTCTGGTTGACGCGCCCGGACGCCAAGATCGTTCGGACCTATCTCAAGCCGTTCGACCCGCTGCACTGGTCCGTCGACTTCCCGCGCGGGACCGTCGCGAGCATTCTGACCTCAGAGGACGGCCACGGCCTCATCGTCCAATGCGAGTTCCTGCGCAAGGGCGACCTCGTCGGGCTCATCTGGGAGAGCGAAGACAGGATCGCGCATCCAGCCCATGCGCGCGAGACGAGCACGGATTATTCGCACTGCGTCCTCACCTTCCACTGGGAGTCGACGGGCCTGATCGGGCTTGATGCCCTCAACGGGCCGACGCTGACGATCGAGGGAACGGACGCGGCGGGCAATGCCCGCTCCTGGTTCGTGCGCCTGTGGAACTATGCGACCGGTACGAGCAGCAGCGCGGACCTGACGCTGGATTTCGATGCGCTGGATGGCGGCTTCAGCTTGCCCGCGGACGCCGACCGCGTCGATCCGACGAACATCGACCGTATGTTCATCAGCCTGGTCGCACCGGGGTACCTCGAGGGGTCGGAGGAGCTTTTCGGGGCGCCGGTGCAAGCTAGCCTCACGATCGGTGAGATCAGCTGCGAAGGTTCGGGGAGTGTCCTGGTCGTCAAGGACGCGGTGGTGCCTGAGCACGGGCTTCGGATCGCGACGGCGTACGACGATCTGTACAATGTCCCGCCGGAGCGGCTCGTCCAGGCGATCGAGCGCCTCGGCTATCGCGGCGTGATCAGCCACTACATCGGAATGAGCCATTATTTCGCGCTCACCGGCACGGGAGAACTGGATGCCGCTAGGACGCTGAACAGCGCTGCACTGGTGTGGCACCAGGATTTTGCGCGAGCGGCCAAGTCGCGGGGGTACGAGCTCATCTGGTCTCTCTCGTACGAAATCCTCGACATGTTCTGCCCGGGGGCTTGGAAGCAGCGCGCCTTTGACGGCACTCAGGCGCTCACCGCGTGGGACCCACCGTCCACTCTGGTCTCGCCGGCGAATGCAGATGCCATCCTGTTCCTCAAGAATGTCGCGCGGGAGCTGGTCGGGATTTCGCAGGCGGCGGGACTGGCGCCGCAGATCCAGATTGGCGAGCCCTGGTGGTGGGTGACTCCATCGGGGGCGATCTGCCTGTACGACGACGCAGCGAGGGCGGCGCTCGGCGGCAGCCCGGTGGAGATTGCGGATGTCCGTGCGCCGCTGACGGATGAGCAGATTGGCGTACTGGAGCATGCCGGAGCGCTGCTTGCCGCTTCGACGGCGAGCATCGCTGCAGCGGTCAAGGGCGCCGCTCCCGACGTGAAGACTTTGCTGCTGGCCTACCTGCCTACGGTGCTCGATTCCGCCGCGCCTGAGCTTCAGCGCGCAAACTTGCCGCTCGGCTGGGCGAGGCCGGCGTTCGATGTGCTGCAGATCGAAGACTATGAATGGGTGACCGGCGGCCGCGGCAGTCTGCGGCAATCGGCTTATTCCAATGTCGCCGCTCGCCTCGGCTACGAGCCGAGCGAGCAGGACTATTTCTCGGGCTTCGTCGCGGATGCCTCGGACCGGCAGCAATGGCGCGCGGTCGTCGATGCAGCACTCGAAGCGCAGAAGCGCGGCTGCGGAAACGTGTTCCTGTGGGCGCTGCCGCAGGTCTTGCGCGACGGGCTGACAATCTTTGGAGAGGAGCGCTTAGTGACGCCGTTCGATGACGTCGATTTCCCCATCGAGATCGGACAGGACGCGAGCGTCGCGCCCGCTTTCTCGACGAGCATCGTCACGAGCGCGAGCGGCTACGAGGCTCGGAACGTCAACTGGTCGCAGGCGCGGCTGCAATTCGATGCTGGCCCGGGCGTGCGGGGCGAAGGCGAGCTCGAGACCTTGATCGCGTTCTTTCGCGCGCGGCGCGGACCGGCCGTCGGCTTTCGATTCCGCGATCCGTTCGACAACAGCTCGAAGGCGATGACGGGTGCTCCTGCCGCGATCGACCAGGCGATTGGACTAGGCGACGGCAGCACGACGCAGTTTCCGCTCGTGAAGCAGTACGGATCGAGCGAGCAGCGACGGATCACCCGTCCTGTGGCGGGCAGCGTTCGCGTGGCCGTCGACGGCGCGGAAATCGCAACAGGGTGGACGCTTCAAGACAAGGGCGTCGTGGAATTTGCTTCGCCGCCCCCTGCGGGAGCGAGCGTCACCGCGGGCTTTATGTTCGATGTGCCCGTGCGCTTCGCCGAAGATCGGATCGAGGTGAACCGTTCGACCTTCCTTGCCGGCGAAGCGCCGTCTGTCCCGCTGGTCGAAGTTCGCGAGGACTGATCGATGGTGATGTTCGATGGGGAATTGATCAGTGTTGCGCTGTGCTGGCGGGTCGAGCGCACGGATGGCGCGGGGATTGCGCTCACCAGCCACGATCGCCCTCTCGTCAGCCAGGACGCCGTGTATGATCCGGAGCCCGGCATGACTCCCGCGGCGCTGACCCGGAGCCTGGGCCTGGAGCCGAATTCGAGTGAAGTCGGGGCGGCTCTGAGCTCCGCAGCGCTCCAAGAGAAGGACCTGGAGCTCGGCCGATGGGACGGTGCCGCCGTAGAGCTGACGGCCGTCGATTGGAACGATGCCCAGAGTGAGCCGATCACTTTGATGTCGGGCGAAATCGGTACGGTCACCGTCGAGGGCGATAGCTTCACGGCCGACCTCTTGGGGGCGGCTGCGAAACTCGACGGGCCGGTTTGTCCCGTAACGTCGGCCGAATGCCGTGCGCACTTTGGCGACCAGCAATGTCGTGTCGATTTGGCGGGCCGGACGGTCGCGGCGCTTGTGACCCAAGCGAGCGGCAACCAGATGACGCTCGACCGAAGCGTGGACGAGCGCTTCGTTCTCGGCCGCATCCGCTACATGAGCGGCGAGAATTGCGGACTGACGAGCGTGATCCTTGGCGTCGCCGGCGCAATAGTGCAGGTCCGTGACCTGCCGCGCGCGGCCGTCGAGACCGGCTGTCGCGTCGAGCTCCGCGAAGGTTGCGACAAGCGTTTCGAGACCTGCGCGACGAGGTTCAACAACGCGGTGAACTTCCGCGGCGAGCCGCACTTGCCCGGCAACGATCTGCTGACGCGCTATCCGGGAGCTTGAACGAATGCGGATCGACTATGCGGCGCGCGCGCGAGCGCTCGTCGGCACTCGTTTTCGACCCCAGGGTCGGAGCGTGCACGGCATGGATTGCGTCGGGTTGGCGCTCGCAGTTTTCGGTTTGGAGGAGGGCTGCGTGCGGTCCAATTACCGCCTGCGCGGGCAGCACGAGCGGGAAATGCGCGAGACGCTCGGCACGCTGTTCAGGCGCGTGCCGAGGACCCAGCTTCGCGCTGGCGACCTGATGTTGCTCGAAACGGGTGAAGCTCAGCTGCACGTGGCGGTCAGGACGGATCGCGGTTTCGTGCATGCTCACGCGGGAATCCGGCGGGTCGTTGAGACACCTGGCGAGCCGCGATGGCGGCTCCTTGCGGTCTATCGCAAGCGCCGGAGCCGCTGAGCCATGGCAACTCTCGTCTTAACCACCGCCGGGAATGCTCTCGGCGGGCCGATCGGCGGCGCGATCGGTGCGCTGATCGGGCAATCCATCGACCAGCAGCTTCTTGGGTCTCCACGCCGCGGTCCGCGGGTCGGCGACCTCGCCGTACAGACCTCGACCTACGGGACGCAGATCCCGCGCATCTACGGCGCGATGCGCGTTGCCGGCAGCGTGGTCTGGTCGACGGACCTCATCGAAAGCGAGCAGATGGCCGGAGCGAAGGGGCAGCCGGACGTAAGCTACAGCTATTCCGTGTCGTTCGCCGTGGCGCTTTCGTCGCGTGCGGTGAAATCCGTGGAGAGGATCTGGGCGGACGGCAAACTGCTTCGAGGGGCGGCTGGCGATTTCAAGGTCAGCACCACCTTTCGATTTTACCACGGCAGCGAAGACCAGGCGATCGATCCCTTGATCGGCTCAATCGAGGGCATTGGCAGCACGCCGGCGTACCGCGGCGTTGCGCTGGCGGTCTTCGAAAACCTGCAGCTCGCGGAGTTCGGCAACAGGATCCCATTCCTGACGTTCGAGGTGGTCGCGGATGAGGCACCACAGACGGTCGGAGCCGTTCTGGAAGATGTGTCGGCTGGGCTGATCCAGTCGGACGGGCCGCAGCAACTGGTCGGCTTTGCCGCTTATGGCGCTTCGCTGAAGACCGCCGTCCAGCCGCTTGTGGACAGCTTCGGGATCGAAATGTTCGACGACGGGGCGCAACTCCGCGGCCCGAGCGGCGAGCTGGCGGTCGCGATCAGTGAAGATCAGCTCGGCAACAGCAGCGACAGCGGAAAGGTTGCTCGGACGCGCCGCGAACAGCTTCCGGTCAGCGCGGTTCCTGCCGCACTACGTCTAACTTATTACGATCCCGCTCGGGACTATCAGACAGGTGAATCGCGCGCCGTTTCCGGCGAGGAGACGGGCACCGAGGCCCAGCAAGAGCTCCCCGCGGCGCTCAGCGCCAGCGATGCCAAGTCGCTCGCGCACCAGATGCTTGCGCGAGCATGGGGCAGCAGGGACAAGCTGACGCTGCGGCTGGCGCCTGCGCATCTGGCGCTGGAGCCCGGCACCAAGCTCGACCTTCCCTTCAACCCGTCGCTGTGGACCGTGGAGAAGTGCACCATCGACGGCTTCATCCCGGTGGTCGAGCTTCGGCCAGCCACGTCGCAAACCGCATCGGTTGCGGGCGATGGCGGGAGGTTCGTCCCGAACGACGATCTCGTCGCAGGGCCGCTCTCGCTCGCACTGCTCGATATTCCGAATGTGTTCACGCCAGGTGCGAATGAGCGCGTGCTGCTGGTCGCCGCGAGCAGCCCGACGAGAGGGTGGAAACGGAACGCCGTGCAGATCACGTTCGCGGGGCAAAGCCTCACGACCGAGGCTGCAGGTGGGAAGGCGGTGCTTGGAACCGCGGCGACAGTCCTTGGAAGCGGCAGCCCGGATCTGGCCGACGATCGAAACAGCGTCGACGTGCAGCTGGTCGATCCGGATCAGTGGATCACGAGT